TCTAATAATGCTAAGGTAGAATCTACCCCATAACCTTCTTCGACTTCTCTACGATCTTCTAAACGTAAATTAGAGGCCACCTCAATGGCAGCCTCTTTTGTGATTGGGTGAATGTACTTAGACACGTTTATAATATCTATTTGAGTAGTTACCTTCCCAGTTCATTGAATACAATGTTGCAGGTGAAGGGTGTTGGGAATTAAGTAATAAGGTTAAGTTAGTATTTTTTTCATATATTGGTATATTAACAACTTGCTCACCATCTATACCAGCTGTGTTAGCTGTATAGGTATCAGCTTTAACTGATTCAAATACTTCAGAATAATCTGGTTTACCTATTCGTTTCAGAGTTACCTTATATACACCACTAGGACCAAGACTAAACTTAGTTCTTTGTAATACTAATGATGCTTGTATATCAGATCTATAACTTTCTCCTTCTCTTCTTCCTACATAGATAGTTGGAAACTCAACTTCCATATCAAAGTCATAACCTAATACAACATTGAATGCTTTATTACTATCACTTGTAGTCCAGTTACCAGGTATCTTTACCTTAGTTGTACCGTTATCATCAAATGTAGTGACTGGTGCTAGTAATCCATTAAAGTCTTTATCTGATCCTGTAGACACAGCAACAGCATATAACTGTCTTGAACTATTAAAGTCAGCTGCAGTATGATCAAACTTTGTGTAGTGACCATTTGAGACATACGTTAAATTGGTATATACAAAGCTCTTAGCATTATCTAAGTGAACCCTATAAGTAGCATCTTCAACAATTGTATGAGAGTTATCATCTAACTTGATGCTGAACTTCTGCATGGTATATGTAGTGCTATTCTTAACCACTGCATACAATGCATCATCAAGCATAGCTAAATGTTGTACTTCACCACCTAGTTCCCATTCAAACCAAGACTGTTGTAATCTTTGTTCTCCTGTTGTGTAGTATCTAAAACCATATAGTTTACTAGTACCTTTAGTTGCAAAGAATATAGTTGAGTTTTCTCTGGAGTTAGCTATCAGATTAATATCTTTAGGAAATGCTTTAGAAATATTTTTACTTTGTTCTAATACAGTTACTTCTCCTTCTCTTAGTACACTTTGCATTTCAAAGAAACGTGTGTATTTACCAGCATTATCTAAGAAAGCTGTAGTAGTACCAAGTGATACTGGATTAGTTTCTGAATTAAAATTATAAGAAGATAGGGCATTTATCTTTGCAGTTATCGGACTAAGGACATCACTATCTGTCGTCAACATAAATTGTTGATTCTTAGTAAATAATATTAAACCTGCGTTAACTTGTAAACCATCATAGACAATAGCTGGATATTCAGAACTACAAGATAAATCAATCATATCTGTAGCTGTATGTGTGATAGCAGATTTACTCCAGAAGTTAAAGAACTCTCCGGGTTGAGACATGATTACATTCTCATCACTGAGTATGACTAGTCTATTCCTAAAGAATAACATCTTGTTTATAGTTTGACCTACAAATGAACCTCTAGGATTTGTACCACCGTCTGCAACTGTATCACCTACTAAAGCATTTTCCCAAGTAATCGGTTCAACTACAAATGTATTCAAAGCTCGTCTAGCTATTTGTATAGGCATCGTAGCTGAATCATAAGCAATTTCTGTTCCAGGCTTTGCACACTCTTCCCATATACCCTCACCATCTCTATCATTATGACCAAAGAATTTTACATAGTAATCATCTTCTTCAGCTTCACTATTAGCGACCTTAACTACATAACCATGTTTACATTGATTAGGTAAATCAGCTATATCTTTAATAGAATCAGTTAAAACATTTAACAAATCCCCAGATGGTGAATTAATATTAAACACACCTTCAGATGTTGGTCGGCTAATATAAATACCATTACCTACTTGTCTACAGTAATAACCATTGTTTGCATCATCTTTAAATTCATAAAGTGTATTAATACCACCATTACTATCCCCTAATATTCCTGTTCTTAAATCACCAAGAATAGTTTCAGCAGTAACTGTTGTCTTAGTATCAAATGAAGTAGGTGAAGGACGTATTAAACCTAAATTAGCTTGTACTTGAGATGTACTGATTTCTTCTACTTGTATTACATGTGACCCGTCTTTCATTGAGACTCTTATTTGATCCCCAACTTGCCAACCGGAACCTCCATGTAAAATATCAACTGTTGTTGTATATCTACAAGTATAGTTATCACCTGTACTATCTGGTACGGCTTGACCAGTATTAGTTAATCTAAAAAATAAGTCAGATCTACCTGCGGCTAATGTGTTAGCTGCTGTACTCCAACCATATTCGATTATATCTAATTGACCTACATTTGTTTTTAATGCACCGTCAGCAGCTGATACAACATTGTTACCACCAATAGTCCATTTAGCACCAGTTTGACCACTACCTCTATGTAATATTATTCTACTAGTTTGACCAGAATAATCACCAGAAATTTTCCAACTAAATTTTAATTCTGCAGTACTAGTTCCCCATGTTTTACTTGTTAATTCAAAAGGAAGACTAGCATATTGAGAATGTGCTTCCCATGCATTTGTCATTGTAGTTAAAGTTCCACTGGTTGAAACTTGCATTGCCCCTGATTCAATTTGAATACAAGCATTACCATCATATAACTGTGTACTAGCTTGATCGCTATTAGCTGAGTAAGTGTTTGTAGTAAGCGCAGTCCAAGTATTACCACCTATTGTTACATCATTACTATCATGTGCAGGTGCTGTACTACCTGTAGATGTACCAGCTGTTGTAGCTTTATAAATTTTTGAGTTATCTGTTTTACCTGTTACAAGATCGCCTACAGCATAATAAGTTCCTGTTGTCCAAGGAGGAGGACAGTAAGTTAATTTTGTATTTTGAGAAGCATTATCTGTTTCAAAAAAAGCAGAAGTATCAGACGTTCCATGGTCTAGTTGACTAAATTTAAATGTTTGAATTTGTTCTAAATCAAAGTCATCTCCTGATCCAACTTTAAAAATTTCTGTTGCAGTATTAGGGCAGCTACTATCAGTATCTAATTTTGATGAGTGTACTTTAATTCTTGTAGCTGTGGTTAAAGTAGTAGTATTTAAATTATCAAATAAATTGACTGAATATTGATTAGCATAAGCTACTTTTTTCAAAGCTATATATGCTTCTGGAGGTCTAACAGGTTCAACTGCTGAAGACATTTTAGTAGTCTTATTCCTGTTAGTTACGTAGGTAAAGTCGTTAAGAGTAAGTGTTTGTAGATGTGCAGGTTTATGAGTACCACCAGTTAGGACTTCATTACCATTAGCATCTAATCTAGTTTTTAAATAATCCTTTAACGCTGTCTCCCTAAGTGCTGTCGTAGTTACATACTCCCATGTATGAGGTCCAACTACAGCTGTACCTGAGCCATGTGAAGGTGCTGTACCTGAAGATGCAATATCTGTATCGGTTAGATTTTTATATATCTTATTGTTAGCTGTAACTTCATCACCTACATTATACTTTTTACCTGTAACCCAATCTAAAGGTTTATATCTAATTGTAGTTAGTGCTCCAGTATCACACCTCCACATCTTTAGATCACCATCACTTAATTGGATCTGACCTATGTACTGTTCGTTCTCATCTCTGTAGTAATGGAACCACTTACTATCAGCAGTATCAAATGCACCAAGGTTTCCACCAATCAACCTGCCACCAGGTCTCTTTAATAGACCATGAGTAACATCAGGTAATACATTTTTAGCTGTTCTAACTTGACCAGGTACTTTTAATTCGTCAGGCTGTTGTGATATACCTCCATGATAATTAGGTATTTGTTGTGTGACACTGGTCATCTTAGCAATGCTCTATATGGTTGATAAGGTTTATAGCTACTCTTCTCAGGAAATCCCATATAAGAATGATCACCTTGTAAACACTCATACTCCATACAGGTTGCTCTGGTTTGTGCTTCTTGTAATTGTAACAGTTGTACAAGTTGTGGGTTACTTACTAGTTGAGTAGCAGCTCTAACTGAAGCTCTAGATATTATGTATCTTTTAAAAGCCATAGGTAGATCTTCATATGTCCATAACCATGTGATATCTAAATATGCATCATCATCAAATTCATATGATTGACCAATTGTATCCCATAGTTTACCTGATCTTCTAACTACATTCTTATCTTTTTTTTCATCGTCATAATGTAAATCATAACTTAATACATTAGATGGTATAGTTATATGATTGTTACTATCAGGTGATATTTTTACATTATATTCTTTATTAAATACCCAACCTTCATTCTGTACATCCTTATTGACTTCGGTCAGTAGATTATATATAAATGCTATCTCTGGATTCTCATAATTTAAAGTTGTTATTGGTGACTGACCGATAGCTCCCAGTATTGAGTTCACTGCGGATAGTTCTGTATCGGTGTCAATTGTTGTGGGAGTAGCCATAGTTTAAGGAATAAAAAAAAGGGAGACCGAAGCCTCCCCATGTGTATATAGAAAATATTGTTTAGAATGCAGCGTCTGCAGAACCTACATGAAGTTCAACACAAGCAGCTGGGTTTAGATAATCAGCACCCATTGCTAGTCTACCTAGAATAACGTCACCCTGATAAATCACGGATACGTCACCAGAGGTTGTTTGAACTTGAGGACCAATAGCTTCAACAACACCTGCAGCTTCTCTTTGGAAGATAAGACCACAAGAGCCAGCGAAGTCATTAGACTCACCATAGTTATTATTAACACCTGCAATGTTAAATGTACAAGCTGAACTTGAAACAGTACCAGTAGCAGTGTCAGTAATTGTGAAGGTGTTTGCATCAGGAACAGTAGCAACTGTATAAGTACCTGAAGTACCATTACCTGCAGTAGCATTAAATACTACCTTATCACCAACAGAAATACCATGAGCTGTTTTGGTTACTGTAATTGTATAACCAGATCTTGCATAAGTACCAGACTGACTACCAGCTGCAGAATCCATAGACTGACCTACGAATGATCCAGCATTAGAGATAGTATTAGCAGTACCGAACTTACCTAAGAATGGTAGGTTCATAGACTTGTAGATCTTAATACCAGCAATTGATACTACACCTTCTCCAGACTGTAAACCTGTACCTTGAACGTCTCTGTTGATTAGTCCATTGTCACCTGTTTGTTGGATCAAGTTGTAATACTGTCTTGGGTTAAGTACAGCTACACGTCCTTCAGAACTTACACCTTTCTCATCTAATACAGCAGCAGCCTCAAAGAAACCTGTAACTAAGTTACTAGCACTTGTTGCTTGTGTATTATTTTGTGTTCCATTTAACTGGATTTGAGTACCACCTGGTTCTACGTAACCTGATGCATCAATTGGAGATGCCTTACGAGCACCACGAGCGATAGCTCTGAAGATCTTACGGTCATAATTCTCAGCTAGAGCATAACCAATCTTACGAGAGATCTCTCCTCTCAAATCGTAATGAGATAGGGTCTCATCTAAGTCATACACAAAAGCAGAACTGATTAATAGATCATCCATTACGATGGTCTTTTCTGCTACTGGTGGTGACTTATCATCGTTACCTAATATAGGAGTACCAGGAACATGATACTCACTTTTCATGCGACCCGTGTAGATGAACTGTAAAGATTTACCGTTCTTTAGGGTACGCTTCGTGACTAGATCACGAGCAATTGTGTTATGTTGGAAGCCTTTAAACATCTCGCCACTAAAGAGCTTGAGGTAAAGGGCGTACTTGTCAGCACTACCATCATAACCTACACCAGAAGATAGATTGGCTCTACCTACTCCGGTTTGTAAAGCGTTAGCCATTTTTTATTTATTTTAAAATGTATTGAATGTATAAATCATCATCGTGCACAATTTAAATTCGAAATTTTGTGGTCTTTCCCACCGTCTAGACGGCTAAAGGGTATCCTGCGTACAGGGCCAGAAGCCAATTAGTCAGAGATCCGACATTGAGGTGTCTCTGACCTATGGTAGTTAACATGCATTGTTTCTACCATAATAAAAAAGGCTAGAGCCATAAAGACTACTAGCCATAATTCATTAAAGTGTTTCACTTAGAAACTAAACTTTGCTCCTAGCTTTGTACCAAAGTTGTTGTCAGCATCTTCCACTTGTGCGAAAGATACTTCACCATAGAAGTCAAGTTTATCTGTAGCAGAGAGATTACCACCAAGCTTGCCAGAGAAATTAGACTCAGCATCAACTCCATCAGCAGCATTAAGTGTTTTACCACCTTGGATATAATATGCAAGATCTCCAATATTGTTTTCATAACCTATGTGGAAATCTGTAGATCTTGATGTGTAATCTGAACCAGTGTAGTTAGCATTTGATTCTACATTTACATATGGTCCAGCCATTGCAGGTGTAGAAACAAGAGTGGTTGCTAGGACAAGTGCAAGTTTTTTCATTAAATTAAATTAGATAGTTTTAGTGTAAGTGACACCACGATACTTTAGTTTTACA